CTGTATTAGAGGCGTTGATTGCAGTATCAAAGCCTCTGTTAGCGTCAGTTAACGCAGTGTCAAAGCCCCTGTTAGCATCTGTTAACGCAGTGTTATAGCCAGTGTCGGTGGCAAGGTTTGCTGCTTTAGTCGAATTGCGGTATGCGCTTGCGGCCTGATCATAACCTTCGCCATATGAACTTTGGGCGGCGCCGAACCCAGCGGTCTGCGCTGCTGTTGCAGCGTCAAAAGAACGATTTGTTTCGTCGCGCGTTTCAGCGTAGCGCAGACGCTCAAACTCTTGCGCTTCTCTGATTGCGGCGTCCTGCGCGGTCTGCGCTGCTGCGGCTGCTTCTCTTGCTGCCGCGATGGCTTCAGCCGATCCAGTGCGCTGCGCCTCTAACGCTAGCGCCGCTGCGCGTTCTTGCGATTCCGCCGCTGTAGTAGCCGCAGTCACTTGCGCGTTAGCAGCCTTTTTAGACGCGCTAGCTGATACTACGCCGCCGACAACCGCTGTGCCAACTACTGCTGCTGCTGCTGCCAAACCCATTTTACGATTCCTTCAGTTGCAAACGGTATGCGCTACCGTGATCTTGCGCGCCTAGACGCTTATATAGCATAGAAATACGGGGACCAGAACCCCTTTTGCCTGCCTCAAAAAAGACTTCGTCAACACCTTTATTTTTTAATTCTTTAATTGCTTCGCGTTGCAGTTTCAACCCTAAACCGGGGAACTCTGGCGACGCGAAAAACGTAGTGTTTGTAGCGGACAGAATGTTAGGTGAGGTTAGTGATGGGGCTATTAGCGTCATCAGATAGCCAAACATACGGCCATTACACCGCGCGGTCATTATCTGCATAGCGCCAACGTCATCTAGCGCGCGCATAAGCGGCAAGTTTTTATTCTGCCAATTGCCGGGCGTTTCGCCTACTTCAATAAGATGTTCGTCAAACAGACTGTCGGCGTCACGCACCCAGCTATCAAAATCTTCTGTCTGGAAGGTGACGCCTTCGGGCGGTTCATTAACTTTTGGCGCCAGCGCAGCTATCGTTTGATGCTTGGCAATCGACGCCAGCTTTTCCATCGCGGGTGCGTATGCCCCGTAATGGCGCATCATGGCGGGCAAGTTGATTTGGATGTTGATAGGGGCCAGACGCTCGTAATGGTCAAGGTCATGCGGCTGCTGGAGGCAATGCTCAAATACCGCCGCGCAAGTGTCTTCTTCATTCAGACTGTCGAACGACACAGACAAGACGTTGGGTAGCCGCGCTTCAATCTGGTCTAGGCTGCGGTCTAGCTTTAGCAGCAACGCATCAAGACCCGCGCGGTCAAACTGCGTGCCGTGTATCTTCATCAAACTTTCGGCAACTTCGTCACGCGGGCGGCGCACGACCAGCACGCGGGCGTTTGGCGCAAACTTGTCTAGTAACCGCCACCAAGGCGCGGCAGCGGTTTCTGCCGTGCCAATGTTAGGTTGCGAAAACCATGCCTGTAGGTCATCAACACTACGCATATGCCGTAGTTCTTCGTGGCCGCACATCCATTCACCATAAGTCAGAAACTGGGACAGCCAAGCTGACCTTGATCTGGGTAAAGAAAATACGACAAATGGCGGCATTAACTAATTTCGCGGCCCGACGCGCGCAAGTTAACGGCGGCGGCTGCCGATGCAAGCGTTGAGACAAACCCGCCGGATAGCAAGGTGTGGCCTACGATTTCAGGAAAGGTGTAAGTCTCGCCGGGTTGCAGCGTCCGCGTCTTGACAATCAGGTTGCTGTTGCCTGTAGCTTCACTAACCGTTGCCAAGTTGACGCTTACGTTAACCATGCCGCTGCTGAAGTTAGTAGCCGTGAACTTGTCAATAATAGTCGTAACGCCAGTTGCCACATACTGCGTAGTCTGAGCGTTTTCGATATTTTTAGCGGGAATGATGTTTGTTGCGATAATTGGCATGAGCCGATCCTATCAGGTTACGTTGCCGGTGACGTAAAAGATTTCAGTGCCAACGCACAGCACTGAGGCCGCGCCGTAGGCTGCGATGGTGCGGCTGCCGGTGGTTGCAGTGCCTGCAAGCCGTAGCGTTGTGCCAGCGCCCTGTGTCAGCGTAATGGGGCTGGCGCTGCTGTTAATAACAAGAAATTGGTTGCCTGCCACAAACACGCCAGACGGTATCGTGGTAGTCGCAGAAACATACAGATGCTTTTCAACATCTGACGCGGCGGCGGTTGTGTTGAGACTTTGTGGGTAGCCACGGTAGCCAACAGTATACGGCGTGCCAACACTGTCATTAACAGTTGACCCTGATGCCATACCTGTGATGGTCTTGTTTGTCAGCGTCTGGGTAGCTGTCAGATAGACGCCGTTTGTAACTGTGCCCGCGTTGCCGGATATATCACCAGTGATAGTGGAGCCAGTAATTGTAACGCTGTTTATTGTGCCGCCAGTTATTGCTACGTTGTCAGAGTTTTGGCTAGCAATAGTGCCGTAAGTTGCAATGTTATCAACGGTCCATTGCAGCACATTAGTCGCGCTTTCCAAGACTACTTTGTAGCTAGAAGCATTAGAGAACCACAGGTTGCATTCGCCGCGAGAGTCAAGAATAACCGGGTTTGTGTTGGGTGTAATTGCCGCTTGACTTGTGTATGTTTCCAACGGGGTTGTCGTACCAGCAGCGTAGGTGTACACCTTGCCTCCAACTAGCGGATTGCCGCTAGCATCGAAGAATTGTGCTTTAGGTTGTGGAGCAAGAACAGCCATATCTAAACCTTAATTAATGTTATCAGTAACCGTCAGAATGACGGACGGAATTGCGGGGACAGGGGCGCTGGCGCCCACTGCAAGAATTTGACACCCTGTATCATCAGTAGACCAAACCAGTTCAAAATAATCGCCTGCGTTTAATTCTATCACATAATTCCATGCGGCGACAACTGCTGCGTCGTTTCCAGCTAAAGTTACTTTCCCCGCAGAGTCCGCCGCATCTACACCATTTACTCTATACCAGATATAAACGTGTTTGGCGCTAGCTGATGCTTTGCTAAGTTGCGCGGAAAATTGAAAGTTGTAAGTGTTTATCCGATCTACATAAATGCGCGACGTAGGTGTGCCGATGTAGACGCCATCAGTTATGTCTGTGGTGTTAAACGTGATTGGATACGCCGTATTGATAACGGCGGCTGTTTGCGTAGCGGTATCAAAGAACACGCCGTGGCGTTTAGAGTCAACTTGCGGGGTATACACAGGCGCCAAGTCCTGCCCCATAGACGAACTTGCCGCAGAGTTAGCTTGGCCGCCGCCCGTCAACGTAAAGATATTAAATAGATACCTGTACCACTCTCGCGTCACGGTGCCGTTTGCCGCGTCAACGATTGGCACGCGCGACGCGGGGATACGGGTAAGTTGGTCGTTAAGCATTTGTTCCGCTCAACATCAGTTCAGCGCCAGTAAGGTAAATGCGGACAGGATCACTGCCAGATACTTCGTAGACGCGGTCGCGCAGCTTTAGCGTCATGCCAAGCCGCCGCCATATGACGCGTGTGCCTGTTGCGCCTACCTTGCCCATAGAAGCCCAATGTTCGTTGGACCACGTATGGCCGCCATCGTCAGACCAGCGGAGCATGGCTTGCGGATCATCCCCTTGGCCGGTTGCTATGCCTACGCCCGTTTCGCATTCAAGCTGCAAAGAATGGTTTGCTGTACGTTTAAGACTGTTTTGGCCTGTTGCCAGCGCGCGCCACGACCGCAGCCAACGCTGGGCTATTCCGTTGTCCTCAAAAACATTTGGCTCAAACGTATAAATGTTCCCGTTTACATAGTCACCAACAACAATATTGCCTTGGAAGTTACACTGGCAGTTGCTGCGGTGGCGTGAAAATACGCCGCTATTACCTGAAGCAGTAAGCGGGCGCACTGTGTAGAACGCACCGGAATAAAACGCTTCAGGCTCAAACGCGCCTTCAATGGGCGCAATAGCGGCGTAAGATGACCGTTGATGCCACGCGCCGGTGGCAGCGTCGTACACCCAAGTTTCATTTGCAGACGGGAACGACAAGACGTAAAACGCATGGCCGTCCTGCTGGTAGGTGTAGCCTATAGCGTCGCTCATATTTAGGTAGTTTTGAATTTGCCACTCAATTGCGTGCGTAGATATGCGCTGCGCGGAATAGCCGGTTGCACGGTAAATAATACCTTGGCCGCGCGCGTCCGCACCAAGCCAGAACACAGTGTTGTCCATCTTGGCAATGGAGTACGGCGCGGCGCAGCCAATCTCGTTAAACGCGCCTTGGATCGGTGAAAGCGGAAAGTCTAACCCGCCAGAGTTGTACCACACTTCGGTCGAGTCAGTACCAAATACCCAGCATTCGCGGTGGTCTACTAATATGCCCACAACGCCGTCGGGGCTACCTTCGGCGCTGGCAAACTCTAACGGGTCGATCTGGGCGCCGTCAAAAAGCTGCGTCACCCAAAGTCGCTGGCTGTTTGGCTCGTTGAATACAAAATAGCCGTCCAGATAGCCAACAGTGACCGCGCCCGGAAAGTCAGGGTCAGTAATTGGGCCAAACGTGTTGGTTGACTCATCGTAAATATACGCGTCAGGATTGCAGGCAAAGAATATCTGCGTGCCGTTGTCGGCAATGGACACAGGACCAGTGCCAGTTACGTCGCCCAGCTTGACAGGTGTCCCTGTCAAACTTGACAGTTTGTAGACTTCAAACCCAGACACAACATAAAAGTCATTGCCGCGCGTCTGATGCGCCCACAGCCCGCGGATCGGGCCGTCGCCAATAGTTTGTTGGGTTAGCAGGCCGGGGCAACGCTGAATAAACGCTGGTTCTAAGCCTGCTTCCGCCACAACTTCGGGAAACATATTTATCATGCGCGCGTTGGCAGCGTTTATTGAACGGGCCACATACGTGCTGCCGAGTATGGGTGTCTTCATTAATAGTTACCCGCAAAAATGTTATACCGCTGGCGTGTTGCTATGATGCTGTATGGCATTGACATGATGTCGTTAGGGTTGTTGATGCGCTTCAGGTTGCGCTTGGATGTCATAGCCAAACGCTGAACCTGTGGCGACGGCTCAACGCCAAACTCAGGTGCTAGTTCGCACGCTAGGTTATAGCGGAACGCACGCAAATAGCCGGGCGGAAATGTCAGGACTGTGTTAAGCAGCGCGGGCTGTGTTAGTTCTTCAACCGAAATAAAATGCCATTCCAGCGCGCGCGTCGGGCGCGGGTAAATGAACATTTCAATGTCAGGATACGTCATGTTGGTAAAGATAACTTGCGGAAATGTAGACGACACGGTCTTGACCGCAATGCCATCATACTGCTCTTGGTTGATCATTTTGATGCCGTAGCTAACACCAGTGCTAGGGTCTTTGAAATATGTTGCGTCATCCAACAGGACAGGGCGGTTACCAACAAAATCGCCAGACGGCCCCAGCGTGCGGCTTAATATGCTTGCAGGCCACGTAAATACTTGGTCTTGCGTAGCGTAGACAGCAAGGCGCTCTGTATTCCAACTGTCGATCATCTGGTTCATGGCGCGCAGTGCGTCTTGCGACGTTTCAGCCGATGGAGTTTCGCCTTCTGCCAGAACACCTAGCAGCCTAAGCGAACCGTTAATTATGTCACCGGCAGTATCCATCTGTTTTCCCCTGAAAAGGCCGCCCCGACCGAAGCCGGGGCGAACTTATTAGCCAGCAATACGGTACAAATTGTACGTAGCTTCGCCAGTTTTAACTGCGCGGAACAGAACGCTCTTAGACGCAACGCCTGCACCTGATCCAACCAACGTCCAGCCTGTGCCGACTACGATGGTAGGAACGCCAGTGCTGGTAGCAACTAAGGCAATGTCAAACGATGAATTGACTTTTGCGCCGGTGATGTCGGTGTTAA